AGTTTTATTTATTTTTCCTCTTTTTATTGCTAGACTGAACTCCCCATAATATTTTTTTAAATTCTCTCTTTTTGTTGCCTCTTTGAGGTAACAAAAAAAGTTAAACAATCTTTTATAATCAACTCATGATTGAGATGACTGAAACCCAACAAAAAGCTTTTAACATCTATATTGAGTCTGCTACTATGGACAATAGCTATACGCCTATGTCTTTTGATAAGATAGCTAAAGAGATGATAGACCAGGGCGAGAAGTGTTCACGTTCTGCTGTTGGTCGTTGGGCAAATAAGTTTAAATGGAAAGAATTATTAAAACAAAAGCTTAGTGCGTCTATTGTTGAAGATAAAGAGGTTAGGGATTTAATTGAAGCCTCTTCTATAAATTCAGCTACTAAAAAAGTGATTGATGATTTTAAAGCCAATGAGCGTTTAAAATCAGGAGCTTATCAAGTTCTTGAAGCTCAACTAGAAAAATATTTTGAAAAACTAAGAAACGGTATCTATCTTTCTCATGACGATGAAAAGTTTATGTTAAAAGTTTTAGAGATAACCTCTAATCGTGAAGATAAACTACTTGACCGTCAAGCTCTTCTCTCTGCTACAAAACTTACAAATAGTGAAGATGTTCTAAAAGCTCTTAATAATGAGACTATTGAGGTTGAGATAGATGAGTAGTTGTCCACCCTACATTGAGCCTATTAAACGGCTGAAACTTGTTAAAAATGTTGTCCCTCAAATATTTGAAAAGGGGACTAAAACTCCAAGATTCCATTTAACTCTGCTTGACAAGATTGAAGAGCGTCATCGGTTTACTGCTATTGCTATTTTTCGTGGAGCTTCAAAAACGACCATTGTCACAAAGTCTTATGTGGCTACAGAGATTTTTTTAAATAAAGAGCCTTATACTCAAATAGTTTCTAAAAATCATGATAAGGCTATGGGCTTTACTAGAGATATTAAAAAGATTTTGATGTCTATGCAGTCAAAGGGCTACTCAGTTGTTTTGGGCGACAAAACCAAAGATGATTTTTTTGAAGTTATTATAGATGGTGTCTATACTTGTGTGGTTGAAGCTATTGGAGCAGGTGAAGACCCCAGAGGTAAAACGGCTGATTTTGGTCGTCCTACGTTAATTGTTGTTGATGACTTGGAATCAAAACAAGGTAACTACTCTGTACTCAAAAAGAAATTGAGAGACAAACTAGAGGCTTGGTTTGATGAAGATTTAGTTCCAGGTCTGCACCCTGAACATGGTCGGTTAATTTTTCTTGGTACGATTATTCATAAAGATAGTTTGATTAATAGATGTATGAAAGATGATGACTATGTTAATTTAGATATTCCAATAATTCAAAATGGTAAGAGTGCTTGGCGTACTCGTTTCTCTTTAGAACGTATAGGGCAGATAAAAGGAGCGTATGCAAAACGTGGGCGATTAAGTTCTTTTTATAGGGAGTATATGAATAAGCCTGTAGCCGATGAGAAAGTACTTTTTAAAGAGGAGTATTTTAAATACTTTTCTCATGTTGAGTATGGGGAGAAGATAGAGCAGAGGGTTATTAAAAATGCTATTGATAGTGTTGTTATTAATGTTCGTGTTCCTAAGTATATTGTTTTTAACGATGGTACAAAGCTAAGTTTAGAAGCCTGTACGATTAGAACAACTATGGACGTTGCAAGTGGTGGAGAGAGTGGAGATAGGTCGGCATTGGTCACGGTAGCTACTGATGTGGAGGGGAATAAATATATACTTGAAATAAAGAGTGGTTATTGGAATCCTTTTGAAAAAGGTGTTTATGCCATTGAAACTTATTTGACTTTCAAACCTGTAATGTTTGGAATTGAAAAAGGTGGAATGCAGAATGATTTTCACTCCTCGATAGAAGTACTTCAAAAAGAGGAGGGGGTAAATATACCTATAATTGGGTTGGCTCATGAGGGTATTTCTAAAAATATTCGTATAGGGAACTTGCAACCATCATTCGTGCAAGGGAAATATTGGTTCAATGCTAGTGATGTTAATACTTCTATTTTGGAAGCTCAACTCAATAGTTTTGATATAGAGGCTGATAGTGGTGAAGATGATGAGATGGATGCTTTGGCGTACCATGAGAAATATAATAAATTTGGAGGTTATGAAGATGATGATGAAGACGAGTATGATGAACCCATTTGGTAGAGAGGAGAGAAAATGTTAGTAGATAGTTTTGATTTAGACTATAAATTGATTAGTACAGCTTTTGATAGAGTAGAAGAATATAGAGAGGAGTGGAAGAAACTAGAGAGGCTTTTTCATACTGAAGTTGATGAAGTTCGTGATAAAAAAGCTAAAAAAAAGAGAAGAGCCAATAAAGCTGTGCCGATTGGTCATGATGTTATTAAGATTATTCGCTCTATTTTTACTACCTCTTTTTTGAGTTCAAAATTTCCGATTGTAATAAGCAAAGTAGGTGAAGAAGATGATGAGAGAGCTAGACAGTTGAGTGTTGCTTGTAAGTATCATTGGCAAAAGAGCGAACCATACCTAGAGATTTCAAAAGCTTTTTTGTCTATGTTGGTTTTCCCTGTGGGAATAGTAAGCCAATATTGGTGTCCAATAAAAGAGAAAGTTGTAATAAATCAGGAAAATCCTATGGATATTGCGTTTGACCCATCTGCTACAAGCCCTAGCGATGTTCAATTTGTTTGTTATCGTTACCGAAAAACTGCTAGAGAGATTTTTGGTAAATTGAAAGCTGATATAAAGAAGAGAAAGAAAAAGAGATTTTACAATAGAGTAGAGAAGATAGAGGAGTTTTTTACCCACTATGACCCTAATACTTTTGAGCCGTTTAAACGGTATGAACTTGAAGAGATATATATTAGAGTGCCTAATGGTTGGCTCTGTAAGACCTATAGCCGTGAGCATAATATTTTGATGCGTGAGGTAAAATTTAGAGAGTTACCTTTTCAGTGGGGTTTTGCTTTGGAGCAGATGAGTAGTGTAGATGAGAATAAACGTGAAAAGCAAGTTATGAGTTACGGAAGTAGTGTAATAGCTAAGATTGAGTTTCATATAAACGAGATAAATCAGCGACGTTCTCAACACTCTGACGTAATAGAAAAGCAGATAAATCCTGATGTCTTTGTTGGTGCAGGAGCAGAGGTTAATGTAAAATATCTTGATAGAGGAGCAGGAACTAAGATACCTGTAGCCGATGCAAATCAAATTAGAGAGCGTCAAGCACCAACTACGGTAGGGCTTCATGATGATATGGCAATGCTAAAAAAAGATATTGAAACTACTGTGGGGGTAAACTCTATTCTTCAAGGTGATACAAGTTCTAGTGACAGAAGAGGGCTTGGAGCGTTAGCTATGCTTAACTCTCAAAGCTCAACTAGAGTTGAAGAGATGATAACTATGGCAAATCATACTCTTTTTAGTCATTTAGTTAAGGCGTTCGTAAAACATGTTTACCACAACATAGATAGTGATTTGCTTTTAAAGCTTGGTATTGAAAACCCTGTAATTGGTCGTGATGTGGAGCGTGAACAGAAGTTTGATTTGATGGTAAAGGTTGACTTTGGAAGTGAGGCTAAGAACCTTGAACGGTATGCTGACCTTACAGGGATAATCCAACTTTTAGGACAGTTCCCTAATGCCTCACAAGAGGAAGTGATGAAGTTAGTACAAGAGGCTGTTAGAATAAAACTTGGTGATGAGAGTGAGACTTTTAAACGTCTTTTTGTTAAGGAGATTAACCCTTTAGAGAGTGGTGGGATTTAGTAACAAAAAAAGTTAAATTAAATTTTATAATTGAGTAATGAAATTTTGAAGGAGCTGTAATATGGCTAAAGAAGATGGGTTTTCCTTAGAAAACAGAGTGCTTGGTACGGTGGTAAAAGTCATAAAAACCAGTGGAATGTTAGAGTTAAACAGTGGTGAAAAAATTCCACCCTTTCCAGGTGTGGAAGTAGGTGACAAGGTAGAGCTTAAAAATAAACGTTACTTTGTTGTCGGTAAAGAGTCTGCTAATAGTGGAGTGAAAGAAGAAAAATTTGACCCTGAAGCTCTAAAAAAAGAGAATAAAGCACTAAAAGCTAAACAGGCTAAACAAGAGAAGAGGATAAAAGCTCTTGAAGAAGCAAGTGGTATAAAAGGAGAAAAGA